GAAAGTTGATTCTACTTATCTAAATGCGGGTACTAACGCTGCTACTGCGCCTGTACGTGTTCTGGATATTGTGAATGCTCCTGATAATGATGGTACTGGTGCTACATCAGGCACCGTAGTAATTGTAAAAATCAACAACCATCAAATGAATCCAGCTACCGGCGTTGCTGGTACTTAATAAAGGAGACTAAACTATGTCAGTACAAACATCAGCCCAGTGGGCAAAGTCGCTTTGGCCCGGTATTAATAAGTGGTACGGCGACGAATATAATCAGTATCCAGTTGAGTGGACTTCAATCTTTGACCAAGAAAAGTCAACTCGTCAGTATGAAGAGGATGTTGGGATGTCAGGTTACGGCCTGCTCCAAGTCAAGAACGAGGGTAATCCAATCTCGTACGACTCGGCCCGTCAAGGCTTCACGACTCGTTACAACCACATTGTCTATGCACTAGGCTTTGTGATTACTCGTGAAATCTTTGATGACGACCAGTATGATGTTGTCGGCAAACGCCGTGCCCAAGGTCTTGCTTTCTCGGTTCGTCAAACCAAGGAAGTTATTGGTGCTAACGTTCTAAACAACGCTTTCTCAGCCAGCTATACTGGTGGTGACGGTGTTGCTCTTATCTCGAATGCTCACCCCAACGTTTCGGGGGGCACTTGGAGTAACCGTCCAGCTACCTATGCTGATCTCAGCGAAGCCTCGCTTGAACAAGCGTACATCGATATTGCAGACTTCCGCGACGATCGTGGCCTGCGTATTGCCGTTATGCCTAACAAGCTAATCATCCCACGTCAGCTAACTTTTGAAGCAGAGCGTATTCTGAAGACTGCACAGCGTGTTGGTACGGCTAACAACGATATTAACGTGCTTAAGCAAATGGGTATGTTCCCCGGTGGTATCCACGTCAACCACTACCTCACCGATGCCGATGCTTGGTTCATTAAGACCAACGCTAAAAACGGTCTCAAGTATTACGAGCGTAACGGTGACGAATTTGGTATGGATTCCGATTGGGATACCGAAAACGCCAAGTACAAAGCTCGGTTCCGCTGCTCGTTTGGTTGGACTGATGCTCGTGGTGCTTACGCTAGCGAAGGCGCTTAATAAATAATACGGCCGACACCTCTGCCTTTTAGGTACGTGTCGGTTTTCATTCTTGGAGAAAACATGTCTTTTAATTACGCTTTATCCGCTGCACAACAAACACCCACTTCAGAATCAAAACCAATCCTTTGTAAGTCGTTTAAGATTGATATTGCTGCGGGTTCTGGTTTTACTACCGCTACTACTTATGATCTTGGTTGGCTTCCAAAAGATGCTCAACCAATAGGAGGTTTTATTGCAATACCAACTGCGGTTTCTGGAGGAACAGTTTCAGCAGCAACTTTAATGGTTCAACTTAACTCCACAAACTTTTTTTCAGCTATTAATGTATATACAACTGGAAGTACTACATCCAATGGTCTACATCTTTATATGAATGCTGGACAAAATGCTTCTACAGACCAAAAAGTTACCTATACTCCCACACTAACAGGGGCAGGTGCTACAGCAGGTATTGTTTATATTAATATTTTTTACGTAGTTTAATTATGGCTACTCCAAGTATTGTTACTCAAACAGGAACGGGAACCTCTGCTTGGATTCCTGTTGACTATACTCAAGCAAATTTTGGCATTGGTTTTGGTTGTGTAGTTTCTGGCACTGTTACATACGATGTTCAGCATACTTTTGACAACATTCAAGATATTTCTATCTCTCCAACTGCTTTTACACATTCAACAGTAACAGGAGAAACCGCAAATCAAGATGGTAACTACGCTTTTCCTATCCGAGCTATTCGTTTGAATGTAACTGCTGGATCGGGTAGTGTTACTATAACTGTTCTTCAGGGGCGAAAATGAGTGTATCTATTGCAAATAGTGTAACTGCTATTAATGTTTTAAATCCAGAAGAAGCCTCAAAAATTGCAGTTGCTTCTGGATCAAGCCGTATGATTACTTCTTCTGCGGTTGCTATAACTTCTCCCTTAGACACAAATAATAATACATTGGCTACTGTAGTTATTCCGGGAGGTTCTATGGGACCAAATGGAATTATTCGAGTTACTTTGTGGGTTACTATGAGTGGTTCTACAAATAAGCTTTTTCGACTTAGATTGGGAGGAGTTACTCTTGGTACACATACTTTATCCACTTCTGCAACAGCACAATGTCAATATGAAATTGCAAATCGAAACAATGAGTCTCTTCAAATAGGCCAAACAAACTCAGCTCAATCCTTTCGTGAATTTGCTGCTGGGGCAGTATTTTTAACTACCGCAATAAACACCGCTGTAGATCAAAACCTAACCTTTGAAGTTCAAAAAACGACGGGCGCAGAGAATTATATAATTGAACGTTATAGTGTGGAGGTAATCCGCCCTTTAGTGTAGCCGCAGGCTTCTACCTTGCTGGCTTTGGTATTTCCGGGCTAGTTCGGATGGGGTTCTGCGGACATTTAGGACAATCTTGGTTTAATCATCCTCAAGATGTGTTTGATGCGCTGGTTTCTGTAGGGGGTAAGATATATAGAGATGATTTTTCTTGGGGACGAGTAGAAGCTTCTTTAGGAAATTATGCTTTTCCGGGAGTAGACACAAATTTAATTAATCAAGATACTTTTATTTCTCTTGCACAAGAGGAAAATATAGAAACTTTAGCAATACTTGATTACGGAAACTCTCTTTATGGGCCAGATTCTCCTGTTGGGTATAAAGGTGGGTTACCTTTAACTGCGGGGGAAAGAACGGCGTTTTGTAATTATGTTTCATATCTTGTAAAAGAACTAAAAGAAAGACCTGTAGAATTTGAATTATGGAATGAATGGAATGTTCCATTAGGAGCTACTACAGCAGAAAAAACTGCAAATGAACATTTAGACCCTTCTAAATACTATTCGCTACAAGTAGAAGCATATCCAGCATTAAAGGCTGCAAATGAACAAGCTTTTATGTGGGCGGGAGGTTTTGCAGAACCTGTTGAATTTGGTTTAGCGCGTAGCCAATGGATTGCTTCTTATATCAGTAATCCAAATTGGGAAGCAACTACAGATGGATTTAGTTTTCACCATTATCTTGAGTTTAGAAATCCAGAACACTGGTTTTGGCAAGTTCGAGGAATGGTTTCTTATATAAGACTTTCATCAAAAACAAAACCTAATTTACCTGTAGCTGTAACAGAAACTGGATGGTTTAATGGAACAGACTCTAATGCAATTACAGAGTCTTTAAGTGCTGACTACTATTCTAGATGGCCTTTTTTATTACGTTGCACAGGAGTAAATAAAGCTGTTTTTTATGATTTACGTAATGATGGTTCAACAACAGGAAAAGAAGATAATTTTGGTGTTTTTTATGAAGATTTTTCTCCTAAACCCGCTGCACCAGTACTAGCGGATGTTCTCCCAATAATCCATTCCTGTGAGAATGCTAGTTATTGGACAGATGGAAAACGTCATATTGTTCTTTTAGATAATAATAAACTAGCTCTTTGGACAGATACAAATGAAACTCTTTCTGTAACTGTTCAAGTTCAGTCTGATGTAATAGGAACAGCTTCTATTACTATTGCAGGTAGTACTACGACAACAGAAAGTCTTGTTGTAGGCATAACAGAATTTCCTGTTTCTTTAGCACAAAGATCAAAAATTGTAGAGCTTCCTGCAAATGCCTACATACTAGGATTTTCATAATTATGGGAATGGAACATACATATTACGTATCCGGCGAATGGAACTTTATTTGCGACCTATGTGGCTTTAAAAAGAAATCTAGTGAAGCCCGAGAACGGTGGGACGGATTAATCACTTGCCGGGAATGTTGGGAACCAAGACAACCCCAAGACTTTGTACAAACAAAAGAAGATAAGATAACAACCGAGTGGTCACGAAAAGAAGCACCGGATACTTTTGTCACGGTGAACTACACCTTTACTCCTGATCCTCCACCCGAGGGTACTTTTTAAATGGATGCAACATGCCCGAATACATTATTGAACTACTTCTCGGAGTGGTAATGACTATGATTGGTTTCTACGCAAAGAACACAAAAGAAGAAATGGATAGATTACGGGATCATCTGACTGATGTGCAAATTAACTACGTGCACAAGGAAGAACTGCGAGCGTTTCGGACAGAGGTCATTGACTTACTAAAAGAAGTCCGTCAAGATATTAAAGAAATAAAGGAGAAGTAAGGTGGCTACTTGGTATGTACGTCCTAATACAAGTCATAGTGGTAGTCGTAACGGAACTTCTTATGCCACTGCATGGGGTGGGTGGTCTGAAATAGTGTGGGGCGGCGTTGGAGTGGTCGGTGGCGACACGTTGTACGTTTGCGGGAGCCACACATATTCCCAAATCTTCAGAATATATAACTGCGCCGGCTCTGCTGGAGCGAGAACCTATATCCGAGGAGATTACGCAGGAGACCCCGGCAGTATCACATTCACTGCCGGCAATTACTACGTTCAACCCGAAGTAGCGTATGTAACGGTTACTGGACTTACGATAGTAGCGGGGACTGGAGATTGTTTGTTTGCTACCGCAGCGGCAAATAATGCGAGGTACGAAAAAAACACCTTTGTTATGAGCACAACGTCTAACAAAGGTGGCTTAGTTTTTTACGCTGTAACGGGGCAGAACCACTCCGACGTTTCTATTGTTGGAAATACGTTTTTAACTGACCCGAATGCGGCATATGGATATTCTTCGGCTATTCTGTGGTTTGTTTCCGAGACAAGTGCTGTTTCCACTTTAACTCGATTCACTATTGAGGAAAACACGTTTGATAGGTTTATTGCAGGTAGGTCTGTTATTCAGATGCGAACAGAGCCGGATGTGTCGTTGTCTTCAAAAATAATCGATATAAAAATAAATAACAATCTGTTCTCATCATGTGCGGGGGTGGTAATAGAACTCAAACATGACGTTGCTACAAAAAACGTCGGGGCAGGAGTTCAATGTATTGGAAATGTGTTCAAAAATTGCGTGGAATCTCCACTACTCGGGGGGTTTGGTGGCGCATTTTCCATCCATGGGTTCGGGCATTCCACCACAACCGGGTTTGGTTTGAACAGGCTGGCTGATAATGTCATTGAGAATGTACAGGGCGCCGCCGGGGCTTTCAATGTTTTCTATGGCAGCTACATTATAGAAGACAATTACATTGATGGGCTTTCAACCACGACAATTGACGGTAATGGGTTGTTGTTTGATCATGGGGCTGATGGGTGCGTGGCTCGCCGCAACACGTTCAAGAACATCTACGGCAAAACTGGGGTGTTTAATTCCGGCTACGGCGTTATGTTTCTTGACTCTGTAAATTGTGACGTTTATGGGAACGTGTTCGAGAACGTGCAATACGGCATGCATGCCGCTGGCGCGGACACATTTACGATGGCGCAGCAGTTTAAATGCCGTAACAACACGTTTACCGGGGTGAAAGTTGGTGGGTGCTACATTGGTACAACTGCGGACAAGTCACAAGCAGTTGTAAAAAACAACGTGTTTGTAGGCGACACCGGATCAGCGCAAGTTATATGCCCAACGGTAGGAGGATGGACAAATGAAAGTTACAATACGTTTTATGGATTTGATGTAGTAAACACAAATCATACTTTAAGTATAACTGATATAACTGCTAATCCTCTTCTTAACCAATATCAACGTCCAATAGTGGATTCTCCTTTAGTAGAAGCTGGTACTTACCTAGGTTCTTTACAAGACAACAACAGCACTACTTATTGGAATCCTCCAACAATAGGTGCTTACGAATACATACGTCCCCGAACAATGAGGTCTTAACACATGGCAACATCCGGCTCTACAGATTTTAGTTCGTCCCGCGATACCATTATTAAGGGTGCCCTACGTAAAGTCGGTGCCCTTGCTCAAGGACAAACTCCTACTACCAACGACGTAAACGACGCAGCAGAAGCCCTTAACAATCTTGCTAAGGCGTGGATGGCCGACGGCATGCCTCTTTGGAAACTAGTAACCTATGATTTTCCCCTTACTGATGCTACTAACACTTATCGTATCGGAACTGGTCAAACCCTCGCTACTGACAAACCTCAGAAAATTATTCAGGCGTGGATCAGAGAAACATCCAGCGGGTTGGATACTCCTCTCAAAATTGAAACCCTCTATGATTATAACCGTCTTTCAAATAAGTCTTCTACTGGCCGCCCTATTCAGCTTACTTATCATCCACAGCGAACCTTTGGGGACATTTATATTTACCCAACTCCCGATGCTACGATAGCGGGAGCGTATGATATCTACATTCGATACCAGTCTCCGTATGAAGACTTTGATGCGGCTGGTAATGAACCAGACTTTCCACAAGAATGGTTTCAAGCTCTTATTTATGGACTAGCTTACGTACTAGCTCCTGAATATGGTATTCCTATTCAAGAGCGTAACGTTTTGCGAGAAGACATGCTGATGTTTAAAGCTGAAGCCCTTTCTGGTGGAAGTGAAGAAGGTTCTATGTTTATTCAACCTAAAGCAGATTTCTAATGGCTCGTACTATAACTGAAGCACAAAAAACTGAAACTATTTCTGTAAAAGAGTTTGCTACTTTAGATCCAACTAATTATTTTCCGGGAATTAAAAATACAGTTTACACGATAAGAGATGAAACGTTATATTTAGGAAATTTACTTACAAACACTATTCCATACACCGCTGCTTCTACTGACTTAGTTTTACCTACTACTATAGGAACAGGAAGAATCTCTGGAGCTTACATGTTTGACATGGATAGTTCTAACGTACTGATGGTAGTAAAAGTAGGAATAACTATCTCTCTCTATTCATATTCTAGTGGAATTACTCCTTCTGTCATTTCTACTATTACCACATTAAGTACAAATCGAGAAGTTTACTTAGAGGCAATTTTTTGTTCCACGGAAAAAGCCTCTACTACAGGATATGTTAAATATGCTTTTTTAAATCTTCCCGGAGAAGCTTGGGTAGTTGCTTATAACACTCGAATAGGAACATGGCAGATAGAAAAAGTAAATAATACATACTCTGTTTGGGTTACTGCAACTAATTACGCTTTAGGTAATCGTAGAATTCCTACAGTAGCTAATGGTTATTATTATGAAGTTTCTGCTGATGCAGGATCATCTGGTGGAGTTGAACCTACTTGGCCCACAACTATTGGAGATACTGTAGTTGATTCTGGAATCACTTGGATTTGTCGAGGGAGATACAATAACTTTCCGACCACTACATCGTCAACTGTAAAAACTCTGAATGGGTATATTTTTGTTGTTGTTGATGGTGATATATACAACTCAGATTTGGATCTTCCAGATTCTTGGAATACGTCTGATTTCATTTCTACTGAAATATATCCAGATAGTGTAGTTGCTCTTGCTAAATACAAAAACTATCTTGTAGCTTTTGGTCAAAATACAATTGAATTTTTTTATGATGCTGCTAACGTATCAGGATCTCCTCTCGCTCGACAAGAGGGTGTAATACATAATATAGGTTGTGTTGGCCAATCTCTTGTGGCAGATTTAGAGGATAGAATTTATTGGGTAAGTCAAACAAGTTCTCAAAACTATTCTGTTTGGACATTAGAAAATTTTAAAGTTACTAAAGTTTCTTCCCCAGAAGTAGATACATGGCTTACAAATGGTCTGACTCAATATGGATTGGCAATTCAAAATGTATTTAACTATTTGTTTATTTTTTTATTTCGTTTAAATGGACGACTTATGTTGGGAATTCCGGGATTTACTTTTGGCCCGTCCGGAACTGATCCGGGATTTTGTTATCAAGTCTTTGTTTTAGACTTAGATTTAAGTGTCCAATATTATTGGGAAGTAGATATATCTGCAATTTCTTATATTAGTCGTCCTTTTACATGGAAAAACTATTTCTTATGGCCTACCGTGTCTTCCGCCGCAACAAAAACAATCCAGTTGAGTTCTTTGACTATTTACAGATATGATAATAATTCTGTAGTTAATAATGAGACAGAAAATTTATTTTCTCAAGCCCCTTCTTTTATTTCTAAGCGCCTTACTTTTAACTCTCTAAATTACAAGTCTCTTTCAGAAATTGCAATTAACGGGTTTCCTTCATTAGCGTCTGGCTCTGTGAAAGTAACAAAAGATCGAGGAAGTATTACTACTTTTACAATTCCTTCTGGGGGATATAAAATAACTAGACTAGGACGAGCACGAGAATTCCAACTTACTTTTTCAGATATAATTGAAGTTTCTAGCATATCTTTTAAATATACTGAGCATACCAATTGATTAAGATCCCCCCAATATCTCCACAGACAGGCAACGTATTCCAAGAAGCTTGGTTTCAAGAACAAGTTAGACGCGCTATTATTGAGTTACAAGGACTATTAGATCCGAGTACTTTTAATGAGGCTGTAGATGATCAAGTTGCACAATTACTTGTTGCTGGCACTAATATCACTCTAACTTATGATGACGGTGCTGGCACCCTTACAATTGATGCTTCTGGTGGCGGCGGTGGCGGAGCTAGTCCAGTAATTTCATGGGTAATCTAATATGTTAAATCTCTCTAGTATAAGTGATGTAATCCAAGTAGTCACTGGAGCCGCTGCTCAAATTGAATGTCATGCTTCATGGGCAGATTTTAATGGCACCACAGTTACACTAGGCCGACAAAATACTCCTCACATTACTACAGCGACTACTACAACTATTGTAGCTAGTCCGGGTGCAAGTACCACACGAAATGTAAAACATTTAAATATTACTAACGATCATGCAAGTCAGTCCTGTCTAATTACTATTGAGCATTATGACGGTACTACAGTAGAAGAACTCATTTCAGTAATTCTCCTTTCTGGAGAAAATATGGTTCTTGGTGAAGATGGTCGTTGGACACATTATGATGCAAACGGAGCGGTGTATCCTCCTGCCGGTAAAGGAGCATATGACGGCTACCCGGCCGTGTTTATGAAATCAGGAACAGCAGCAGATGCTACTGGGTATTGGTACTGCACAAGCAAAGACGCAGGTTTTCCGGGCGCTTGGGCACCGGGCACACCGGGCATCAATGGACGGGTAACGGATGGCACGGCATCTCCGGATAATGGTTGTATTCCAATTAAGAACCCGGCGACCGGTGCTAACTACCTTACCGAAGTTACAATGGGGTCTAGTGTCAGTCACTCCCATTTGTTTTTTGATGTGTTGTGGGTTAATAGTGGAATCTCTGTAACAACTACAACGGCGCAGGCAATTACTACTCCAACTCTGCCGGCTAGAGATGTGAATGGTACCACAAATGGTGAAGGCTGTATGATAGGGATGTTGACAACAACCGCAAACACAAACGCGGCAGCCATTAGTGGGGCAACAGTGACTTACACCAACTCAGCTGGTACTGGTAGCCGTACGGCAACTTTATCGGCTATCGCAGGATCACAAATACCTGCATCACCTGTTATTGGGACAGTAGTCTGGTTTAATCTTCAAGCAGGAGATAAAGGAGTAAGTGCAATTTCAGCTATTACATTAGGGACATCTTTAGTTGCTGGAGCAGTTTCATTATTTATTGCACGAGATCTTGCTAATATTGGAACATCTCTTGTAAACGTACAATTTACTCGTAAACTTTCTGAACCCGGAGTACGCTTGTATAATGGCACATGTATGCTCCACTGTGTATTAGCTTCTGCTAACACGGCTACATTTTTTAATGGTGAAGTAGTGGTGCAAGAAAAGTAATGGAACTTTTTCTTTTTTCTACACTCTAATGAATAAACTAAAATGTCTCATAGATATTTAAAATATAGAAAGATACAAATATGGCGTTTAATATAGCTAGTCTTTATCCTCAAGAAACAGAAGAAAAATCCCCCGTTCTTTCTAGTATTTTAAATAAAGTCTCAGGGGCTACCACAAATAGTGGGATGAAAGTAAATCAAACTCCGGGTACTTCCGTGTATAATGATTATCTTTCTTCTACTCCAAAAACATTTACTCCTACATATGGAGAGCAAAACATGCTCTCTCAAAACCTTCTTGGGCAACGAACGGCAGATAATTATAACAAGGTACTTGAAAACCCACTTTCTATTTCTGTAGAAGAACTTCTTAAACGGCACCCTGACGCTGCTAAGTGGAATCCAGAAGTACAGCAAAAGTTTGCCCAAAACTATCGTCTAGGAACAGCTTCTATTAATGACCCAAGTAAAGCTTGGGAATATTCCATGGATCAAGACTGGCGTCCTATCTCCGATGGAAACAAAGGAGAAGTTACTTATACTTCTGATGGTATCAAGTATAACGCTATTATTGATCCTTCAAAGATTCGTTGGGATGATACGTACGGCCTGATTACAGATAAAGATAACCGTACTGCTGCTAAAGAGTGGAGTACGGGATTAATTGGTGGAGTAGTAGATCAGTTTGGTTCTAGCCCACTACCTTCTCTCGCGCTACTCGCTGGTGTGCTCGCTCCTGCTCTTATGGGTACAACTGCTACTGGAATGACGGGCGCCGCCTCAGAGGCTCTGGCCGGCTCTCTAGGAACAACTGGCAGTATTATGGGGGATGTATTAGGAGGCTCAATTACTGCTGGAGGAGGTCTTGGTGGTTTAGTTGCTGGTGCTCCTATTGGAACAACTCTTGGTGGAGTTGCTGGTGGATTTCTTAACCCTGCACTAGCAGCAGGAGCCGGTCTTGGAGCAGCTTCAGGAGCCACTGCTGGAACTGTTGGAGGTAATTTTAATCTTCCGTTCCAGAGTCCAGCTTCTACTTCTCCTGTAGGAAACACACCACCAGTAAATAATACAGGAACGGGTTTGTCTGAAATTACTTCAACACCTCCAGATTTAGGAACAGGTATGATTACTTCTCCAGAAGGAGCATCGGGACTTGTAAATAGTCCTCCTATTGGTACTACCCTTGGAGCAGGAACTCCCGGAACTACAGGGGGATTCCTCAACCCAATCCTAGGTGGAGCAACAATTCCTACAACCGCTGCTGCGGCAGGACTTGCTCCTGCGGCCGGATTTAATGTGACAGACTACCTTTCAGATTTATTTAGTGCTGGAACGGATAAGTTTATGAGTGACCCAGTTAAGAACTCCCTTACTGCTATTGGTGGATTATCTTCTTATCTTGGGAACAAAGAGCTTTCTTCAGAACTTGAAAAGTATCTTAGTCAAGGTCTTTCTCAGTCTGATCCATTTGGTTCTCAGCGTGCCCAGTATGCAGCAAAACTAAAGGCATCTTATGACAATCCAAACACATATTTAAACTCACCAGAGTATAAAGGAATTTCTAAAAAGAGATTAGAAGCTCTTGAACGGGCTGACGCGGCTCAAGGTCGGCGATCACAGTATGGTGCCCGTGCCGAGAACATGTACGAGTTTGACCAAGAGAATCTGATGAAAGAACGCACAATGCTGGCACAACTTGCCGGGTCTGGTATACAGCCAAGTCAAGTATCTAGCTTGCTACAAAATCTAGGAATAGGGTCAGCAAATGCTCAAGTGAATTCAAACGGCTCTCTTCTGTTTGCCCTTAACCAAATTCTAGGATCAGAATAATTATGCCAGTACCTAATGATTTTCGTCTTAATGGGGCGCTTGGAGGTTTAGTAGCTAGCCAAGAGTACATGGCTGAACAAGAAAAACAGCAACTAGCTAATGCTCTTACACAAGCTCAAACAGCAGGACAGCAACAACAGACTGGACAGTTAGAAGCACTTCTTCCTCTTCTTCTTGAACAACGGAAACAAGAGAACATTATTCGAGAACGACAAGCTGGTCTGGCTCAAGCTACTATGGGAAACATTCCACAAGAAGCAGCTAACGAAGGACTTGCCGGTGTTCTTACTGGGATGCAAACACAAGATAAGATTGCTTCTCAGCCAGAAGAATCTCGTATTGCCAATCTAGAACGTAAAGGTAAAGGTCTTGGCCTAGAACAACAGAATCAACTAAAAG